TTACAATGCACAACAAGCCGGATTAAGCATGCCAAATGATTCAGCTGGTGGCAGTGCTTATGGCGATATGCGAGCCAAAGCCGCAGCCGCTGCCGATCCCTTGATCAATCAAATGGCTGCAGACGAATTGGCCAACTGGAATCAAACTCTGACCAATGCCATGAAATCTGCCGGCGTGAATACCCCCGGTGCATTGCCACCGGCTACCAGACGAGCAATATCAAACAGTTTTATGGCCAGAGTTTTTCAATATTTTCTTGAAGGCAAGTTAGGCGACAATCTAAATGATTTCCCCCAAATGGTAGATAAACGGTCTAGTGCCGAAGCCAATACTTTGTTGACCAAATTAAATTCTGCTATTAGAGGCATACTCAATTATTACAGTCCCGCAACCACACCAGAGGGTCAATTTCAGCAATGGCAAGCTCTTAGCAAAGCAACATACGATATGAGATCCTTGATGCAATTCAATCCTGCATCTGGTTCACAAACACGTCGAATGCAAGTAATGCCACCTATTGTGGTAGGGCCGGGCACCACAGGCAGTGTAAAGATTGGCAGAACCACATTGAATACCTCACCACAACAAACAATTATAGCTCAGTTGATTAGGAAAATACAAGGTTCACCCACTGCTGCCGCCCCAGTGGTCAGTATAGATCGCAGAGGGGATGTTGCGTTGAACAACATGTTGTTGTCCCCTGCAGATGCTGTGCAAGCCGAATTAATAAAGATTATCAAATCTGAAATACAAAAGGCCAATCCATGAAAACACTACGCACACTATTAGAAGGCGGCAATGTGTTCAAGGATGCAGAAGGTAATCCACTCACAGGTCGTATCAATCAAAGTGATGTGCCTGCCACTGTGGCCTGGCTTGAACAATTAACTGGCATAGAATTTCCACGTGAACGCTGGTTAGGATCAACAGGCAAAGCACCCACGTCGGGCGACATGGATCTTGCTGTGGATGCCAATCAAGTGTCAAAAGAACAATTGGCTGCAAAACTAACACAGTGGATTGTGGGACACAAACTGCCGCCTGCTGAATGGATCAAAAAGGGCGGTGAAGTACACCTGCGCACACCCATACAAGGACGCCCTGACCTGGGCTATGTGCAAACTGACTTTATGTTCTTTCCCAATTTAGACTGGGGCACATTTTTCTACTCGGGTGGCGAAGACTCCTCTTACAAAGGCATGAACCGCAATGTACTGATGAGCAGCATTGCCAAACAACTGGGACTCAAAGTAGGCGCAAATGGCATGTTCAGTCGCACCAGCAATCAACTTGTGCCTGGTGGACTAGATCCTGACTATGTGGCCAAAGCACTACTGGGTCCACGTGCCACTAAAGAAAACTTGAAGAACGTAGAAAGTATTTTTGCCGCATTGGCAAAAGACAAAGACCGAGAAGCCAAGGTCAAAGACTTTCGTGAGTACTTGACTCGTGAAGGCCTACAACAACCTGATGCTGTGACAGAAGATGCCGACACATACTTCCTGGCACGCCTGCGTGATAGAATTGTAAATCAAGGCATGCAGCCCTTGGTAGAACGTGAAGCGGCCAATCCATATCAGATCTACGAAGCAGAAGAAGCTGGTGTGGGTGGCAAGGCCAAAGGCATTGAGCACCTGGAAGATTATGTGTTCCGCAATGGTCTGCCAGGCGTGACCAAAGCCTTGCAAATTGTACAAGCGGCTGCTGATGCACCTGCCAAGACTACCACAGTCAAATGGGACGGCAAGCCTGCTGTGATATTTGGTCGCAAGCCCGAAACTGGTGAGTTTGTGCTCACAGACGGATCAGGCTTTGAAGCCAAGGGCTATGATGGACTAGCAACATCGCCCCAAATGATGGCTGACATACAACGCACACGTTCTGGCGCTAGAGATGAATTAATACAACTGTATGCCACACTGTGGCCCATGTTAGAAGCAGCTACCCCACGCAACTTCCGGGGCTATGTCAAAGGTGATTTGTTGTACATGTCAACACCACCCTTAGAAGCTGGAAATTATGTGTTCAAACCCAATACTGTGCAATACAAAATCCCAGCAAAAACAGCACTGGGCCAACGCATTGGCAATAGTAACACAGGAATAGCCATGCATTCAATGTATGCAGATGCGGGTGATGCACGTCAACCTCTCAGCGGAGTACGATTTAACGAAGTACCGGGGTTGTTGTTGATTGAGCCCATTGGCGGCAAAGAGATTGTGCCAGATGCTAACTTGATCAAGCAAATCAAATCCGTGGCCAACAGTGCTGATGGTCGTGCCATTGCCACACTGTTCAACCCTGCAGAACTACGAGCACAGCAGATTACAGATCTAGCAAAACTGTGCGTGGATTATATCAATTACAGAATCAAAACCAGTGGCGACTTTGGTAACTTGCTGCCTGGATTTGGTGATTGGTTGCAGACCAAAGTCACTCCCAAGAAATTTGCCAACATTGTGGAATATCTAAACAGTCCTGCCAGTAACGCAGGTGCGCTGTCGGCAGCATTTACACTGTTCTTGTTGTTGCATGACTTAAAGCTGGACATCCTGCGCCAGTTGGATTTGAAAGATCCTGGACACGAAGGTTGGGTCATGGCCACTGATGCAGGCTATGCCAAAGCGGTAAATAGATTTGACTTTACAGCAAGAAATGCGGCACAAAATAATCCTCAACAGGGCTAATTTTTACCGATTGTATAAATAAAAGCAGGTCCACCGAGACCACTTAACTTTAAAGGAAATTTATCATGGCACAATTTACAAAAGTAAATGGAACTACACAACCAGTATTTGCACTGGACGTTGCAAACGGTAGTATCTCTGGAACAGCAAACGTTGCGGCCCAAGGCCCAGTGATGTTGTCTGGTCCACAACTGCAATTCTTCACACTCACAGCAAACGCTGCACTTACTAATGCTGGTAATGTCAACGGTTACTTGAACAACGTGTTGCAAGCAGTTCAATCAGGTGCTGGTTTGACAGTACCTGGCAGTACCATTGCTTTCTATCAAGCAGGTGCCGCAGCTGGTGTTATCAACCTGGCATTGTACCCAGCTGGTGGTTACACAACTGCTCAGTTGGTTGCTGCTGCTCAAACAGCCAACGCCACAGGCGGCTTGAACATTGGTATTCCAACTGCCAACGTTGCTGCTAGTGCAACATTCACTAACCTGTAATCAGTTTAGCTCCAACGCAACCCTGGACGTAAAAAATCCAGGGTTTCTTTTTGGCGTTAAATATGCACATAATGAAAGTCTTGTGCCGCACCCTTTTTGATTGTACCTTTACTGGTGTCACAGGACATCTCCGACCACAGCAGTTGCCGTTTACTACCAAGACAGGCCTGGTGATTCACACACCCGAACAATGGAACCGCAGCCGTAATCAGCAACGCAACTGGGAGAGTTTGTTGCAAATAATGAGCCTGCGAACACAGCCCATGAATGTTGTGCCACCCACAAAACACACTGACGGCTGGCATTTTGAATTTGATGTTGAATCTGAAGGTGTGCTTGGCAGCAACTTTGGCAGTGATGATTTAGATGGACTTGTTGGTGATTGTGAAGGTGTGCCCATGGTCACAGGATTAGACGAAGCAGAAGCAGTCACTGCCACACTGCATGCCCAAGGCACCAATCAAAACATTTGGTTCAGCGCCATAAATACGCCATTGGAGCCTGACCATGGTTGATACCACCGACATCGAAAAGAAAAGCCTTGAAGCCCACGTTGAATTGTGTGCAGAGCGTTATCGCATGCTGGAACTCAAGATAGAAACAGTGGAGAATGAAATTTCAGCAGTCAAACACATGGTCACAGAAGTGCATGGCATTGTGCGCCGAATGGGCGAAAAACGCAACGATCAACTCATCACCTGGGGTATAGGCATCATAGGCACACTGTTGGCTGTGGTAGGTTGGCTCACAGCCCATTACGTCAAAACACTATGACTCGCGACCAAAAATTAGAACGCTTTGCTGAGCGTGAACTCAAACGTGTGTACACCGAACTTATTATAGATGATGAACATGGTGGCTATGTGGCATTTGGACGTTACCACTTGCGACCTGAGTCTGCAGGCTTTGCTGTGTATCACAGTGATGATCTTGTGAGCACATTCAGCAGTAAACGAACTGCCATGTCATGGTGTGTGGCAGATCACCTGCAACAATACAAACTAGCACAAAACATCCGCATACTAGACAGCAAAAAACAATCACTCACAGCTGACATCCATTGCCGTCGTGGGCAAGCGGAACATAGTACACGCCCTGAATTTTGTGAAATAGTGCGTACCAAACTTGCACCCAAAATTGAGAACCTTACACTGCTGAATCAAGAACTTGAAAAATGTTTAAATTCGGCTAAATATCTACAACTAAGAGGATTTGCCAAATGAAATTAACCGAACTGGCCACACC